GCCATTGAAAGTATTTATAGCTCTTAAATACTTTTGATGTTAGACACTGCATGCAACTTTGCGTTGACTTCTGCTTTTAACGCAAAGTACGATATCACGTGGTCTTTCCAGTTCAGTCTGTGTGGATCACCAGGTTCAACTGGAGGGTTTACCACGTTTCTGTATGATGCCAACACACCTGTATTAACAGGAGGTGGCATCAGATCAGGTCTTGCTTATGGTCCATACATTGTCACTGATAATTTATTGATTGCTCCTACAGAGGAAGACAAATTGTCCATTGCTGCGCCTGAGTTCAACGGATTTATTCGTGTGTCAGATGGCGACAACACTGGTGAATCATATCAAAATGGTTTGAGTGGTGCGGTACTGGGTGTTGGTTTTGATTCAACAGGGCTGTTTGGTACTCAACAGCGGGGATTTATTACAGGATTGTCTGCTGCTTTGCACAATTCTTACTCTATACGAGCATCAAACAACTATACACATGTGGGTACTTACTCAGCTCCATTCAACATTCTTGAATCTACTGAAACCTTCAAAACTTTACGTTTCAATTTGACAAATCTTGGACAAACACTCAACATACACATGTACGATTACCCGACACGTACATACAATCTCATCAGCAGCACATCAACAGGTTTATTGTTCATTGAAGATACCATGTGCAAAATTGGTATATCGTTTGCAACACCTGTGAGCGCAAGCTACAAATCAAACTTAAAAATTAAAGATTTTCACTTCCAGGGAAGATCATAGCAACTGCTAAATATACAGTATGGCTGACTCGTACATATACACACTTCCACAAACAACAAATCCGTTGTTGACAGATTTTACGGTTGTTGATGTTGGTGTGTTGTCGGTTGCTGGTAGCTACATCACCAGCAAAGCTACACTGCTAACCATTGCTCAGGTAACAAGCGGTACCATCACAACAGCTTTAACAAGTCAACAACCCATTGCAAATTGGGATGCAGCATACAACACTACAAATACAACTAGTGCAAGTTGGGTTGGAACTACAACTACAGTTCAAGACAACAGCAGCACATGGGGTGATGGTGGGGTTGGATACATCATTAGCACAGGTCTGCAGGCTGCAAGCGCTAATTGGCAGAGCTCATATGAGACTGTTGGGTCTCTTAGCGCAGTGTGGTCAGCTCCAGCAATTGATTCACAAACAATCCTGCAAGAAATCAGTGCAGATGTATTTGATGTTCAGACTTTGAGTACATTTGAGTCACCAACTACTCTCACAGCAACTGGAGAGTTCATGATGGTCACTGTCAATGGTCAGCCAAGAGCTATTCAGCTGTGGCAGTACTAAGCGCTCGCTTGACGTCAAACGTCTCTACATCTAGATGTTCTTCGACACGAACATCATGCAACATGCCAGGGTAGCGCTCATTGATGTATTTTTGAATTGCTAATGGCTTGATCCAGTCTGTACGCTTGTCAAGATCAATGTTGTGCACCTTGGCTGTCTTGTCGATAACATCAATTGCTTCCATCAGACACATCCAACGCGCGTAAGTTTCAAGAGTCATTACATGTTCTACACCTTTGCGCGTTTTGATTGATACTTTGCTCATATGTTGTGTTTTATGATGTTTCCTAGTAACGATGCTGCTAGTTTGTTTTTGTCCGATTTGATGTTGATGGTGTTGATAAGCTCAACAAGACTGATGATGTTGTCAAAAACCTTGTTGATGACAGCTACATGCTGAGTATAGGTAGTTTCCGAGCTGTCATACAACGAAATAAAGTGATTTCTCGCACATTTCAGCACACTACACAACAACTCATTGGTGTTGTGTGCTGCGCTGGTCATCAACATCTCGTGTTCAAATGATTTGATGAGCGTGAAGTTCTTGCGACCAAAGAACTCTACAATCTGTTGCATGATGTGTTGCTCAGTCACCACAGGTGACTGAGTGGTGATGGAGTCAGGTGGCACCATGCTAGCGTTGATTAGCTCTTCAGATTTAAATTCCATCTTGTGTTTTTTCAGTTACTTCGGTGTATACTGCATCAAATGCTGCTGTTGATTTGTCAAGATCTACTGGTTGTGTCTCCAAAAACGTCTTGACCTCTACATTTACTGTCACATTGCGCGCACAATCCAAGCATTTGTATGAGTTGTCAGTGTTCAATTGAATGGGAATGAGGTTTTTGATGGCTCGCGAGCATGGACAAGTCACCTCTACACCCTGTTTGGTGTACTCGCTGATGCGATCATTGGTGATTTTCTCCATGAACATCACTACCACTTGACGATAAATGTTGTACATCACAATCTGTACGATGGATGTAATTGCAAATACACGAGCAAACCCCCATGCATCAGCAGAAAATGCAAATGCAACACACGAGCTTAGTGTGATCAAAACCAGCAGAGATCGCACTATGGATATAATCATGCTACTATTTTAATGTTAGAGCGCTAATTTATCAAGCAATCTAATGACATCTCGAGCAAAAATAGTGTTGATCTTCTTGATGCATCCTGAGAGTCTGTTGACTACCTCACGTTTGTGCGCAGGTGTGTCGCTGCTTGATGCATATTGCTCGAGATTGTTGTTCATGGTCATCAACTCGGTGATGTAATTTGCGATGACTGGCACACTATTTGCGATCTGGAATGGCAAAATCTTGGGAGCGTCTGTGTTTCCTTTGTCAGCTTCTGCAGGAACGTTTACATCAATGTTGCCATCATCACGAGCTCCTGGTCCAATACCAGCAACAGCACGATTCGGGTCTGAGATGGTGGTATCTTCTCTAAAAATTCTGCTCTTCACAAGGAATATTTATGCTCATCGACATAAATATCATCATGAGTAACCTTTTTAGCAAGGCATTTTTTCGCACCCTCAATGAAGCAGATGAAGCACCAGTAGCAGATGTCGCACAAGACCCTGCAGCAATGAGTGATGCTGATGCCATGGCTTCCACGCTTGATCAAGGATCTGCTCCAGAAGACTTTGATGTACATTCTGGAAGCAAAGAAGCTGCCATGGCAGCTGCTAAATCTCACGCCATGATGACTGATATGCTTGATGGTTGGATTGTGAAGATTGCTGAATTTACTGATTTCATCAATGGAGCCAATCCAAACTCAGTGCAATCAGTTCTATCCAAAGCCGACAAAGAGACATTGTTTGGTAAAATTAAAGCTGCTGAAGACAAAAAGATTGCTTTGGTTGCTAAAGAGCTTGCAGGATTGACACAAATGCTCAATTTGTACAAATCAAATTCTGATAATGCTGCATTGCGTGGTGCATAATCATCGCGTGATGGCACGCAATCTTATCTCTGCTGTCAATCCACTATAGGTGTGATCGTCAATAAACTTGGTTGACACTTGATCTAGCTTGGCAGCTATCACTAGATCATTAAAATCTTTATATGCTCTGCCAATCTTCTCTGGCCATATGAAGATCTTCTCACCAGCTGCAGCTAATATCTTGCTCTTGTTGAGCGCTGCATCATCAATCCATTGTGAATCAAGCACCCACACATGTGTATGAAATGGATATGATTGCATTTGCTCTTGTTGTCTAGTGGTAAACGTTCTGTGTGATTCATCCTGAATTCCGGCAACTGCTACTCCATTTTTACAAAAGCATGCATTGAGTGGACCCTCAAACACATATATTGTGTCATGCTCTGCATCAACATGATCAAAGTTGAACAAAGTCTTTTCGCTACCTTGCTTGGACATGTAACGTGGACGCATTTTTTCATCTGCACTCAGAATGGTCCTGGTCTGATAGTGAACTATCTTACCGCCAGCATCAACAAATGGTATGATCAATCTATTCTTGTGAACTTTATCGGTCAACGATACATAGAATGCTGCAGGTCGATTGATGGCCTGATCAAGTCTACGAGCTTGTATGAACTCAAGTGCTCGTTGCACCACAATCTCTCCCGCATAGAATGATGTCTGTGCTTGATCACTCAAGTTGATGGCATCATGTGGCAATGTTGCAGCAGGCTTCTTGATCTCTACTGTAGTTGATACAGGAGCTGTGGTGGTGTCTAGTTCATCAAGCTCAGCTCTGATGTCTTGAAACGTTAATCGACCTGCTTGTTGAATCCAAGCTAGCGGTGTGCTGCTCCATCCACAATTGTGACAGAAGATGTTGTTGTTCTTGGGAATATAATAACATCTTTGCTTCTTGAGCCAACTCTTGCCCTCTCTGCATATGGGACAAGATCCCTGATACGTTTTGTTGTATCGGTTGTGCTTGGGTGCACCGCAGAATTGAAAAAACTTCTGTACAACGTACTCTTCTGGAACTACAATCACGTATGGATTGTATACTTGTTCCTACTGACGTACAACTTGATTGGTGACGTCTTCACCAGTTGTTGCGTCAACAACCTTTACCACGCCCTTGCGGATGAACGTGCCAGATGCAGGATCATTCCACACTGCTTCATGGTAGATGTGATTGCCATACAGACGCTCAGTAACACGAGGTACAACTGGTTGACCACTAATTGGTGACACTATCTTCACTGCTCTTACGATGTCCATGATCATATTTAGGGTTGTTGATGTTGTATTCATACTGTTTCATCAACAGTTGATAAACATCTCTAGGCAATCGTTCTACGTGTTCCACAATGCCGTTGGTAAATCCTGTGATGAACTTATCGGCAGGCACACTGCGATTGATGTTCTTGGGTATGGATATGAAGTTGTAGTGTCCTGCTACTTGTTCTGCAAAGACAAACATTTCTCCGCAATAGTCTCCGGTCACGACCGCATAGACGTGTTGCTTGCGAGGATGCTTGCATTTGAATATCTTGCTAATCATGCCCGTGACCATGCTGCGTGAAGAATCTGGTCACAGCAGTTGACAATGCATCAGCATCTTGCTGCGTCTTGGTGTTGACAATGGTTACAGGGGTGCCGTTGAGATCATATCCTAGCAACACAAATGTCTGTAGAAACTCTTCCAGAGTACCGCTGATGGCATTTGCGTTATCCAAATGCTTCATGGTACGCTCTTCTGCGTACTCCTGCAATGCTTCTTTCAGGAGACGTTGCAATTGATCCGAGTCAATGCTAGATTGGGTGACTCTCTTTTTGGGCTTTTTTGGTGCTGGCTTGCCACCCTCTGCATCGCTTGCCATGAGAGTATTTAGCTTGCCACGTTTACTTTGCTTTCTCAGCATAGTACGCTCCTTCCCGATCAATGGGTTGTACTCCACGATCCACCAAGTGCTGCACAATTACTTCGATGGACTCAGTACTCACGCTGTAATTTTTAGGAAAGAGATTGCCACCATCATTGAACTCAAACATGATCTCGTCTACAAAGCTCTTGTTGTTGTAGCATGTGATGTAGATGGATGCACGTGATGGATCCACCAGAACTGTCCATCTTCTGGGATCATGTTCACCATAGCTCTGAAACACGCGCAATGTAGCAAAACCACTATCACGCATGCGCTTGATGAAATAACCTGGTGTACGGATTTTGTTTTGTTGGCGTTTGTTGAGCATTGTAGTTAATTATGTTGTGTGTTGATGAAATCAATGTCACACCACCATGGCTGTTGATATGTATTTCAGATGATAGTCTTCATCATGCACATCAACGCACAATATGCCTTTGGTGGTATTGATCTTGACGTCAAGCTCGGTTGCGCGCAGTGTGGATACATTGCGAATGTTGTCAAATGAGAATGGCAACGGTTTGATGATCTCTGCACCCTCGTAACGATCTGCCAACTGAGTGGTGAAGCTGTCTAGGTTATGTCTGCTCTTGTCGGTCAACTCGCACGACACACCATGCTCATCTGTATAGATGTATATCTTGTTGCTCTCGGTGATGAACGTACTGCTGCGCACAATGTTGTTGTATGTAGCAATGTCCATCTTGAAATGAGTATCATACTCAAAGCTCTCGATCTTCTTGAGACTATGACCAAGTGGTGCAATGATCCCATCTTCAAGCAAATGAAACTTGAACTTGGTTTTGGGTGACTTGTACTCGATGTTGTTGTTGTTGAGCTGCACCACGATGGTTTCATCTTCGATGCAGTCAAACACCTTGACAAACTTCTTCACATCAGGTACGTTTAAGTCCACACGTTGTGTAGCGTCCAAAGTAGCATCATTACATTTTGCAAACAAGATGGTGTTGTTGTCGATGGTCTTGTTGAGACTTGTAATCTCACCAGCATTCTGAGCATTCACACTGATGATGCTCAGATCACTGATGCGAGATATAGGAACAAGAAACTTGCTGCAGAAGTTTGACTTGTTGTTGAAGGTTAATTGCATATCAAATTGTTGCTTATGCACCAATGATATCTAGGATGTTGGCAACATTTTTTTCCAAACGATCTAATCTGCTGATGATGGTATCCAATTTACTCATGATGTTCTTTGCAGTTGCAGAGTTATCAAAGTTAAACTCCATTTGATTACGATCAACATCTGGTGCAACAACTGGCATGCTAACAGCAGGTACTACAGCAGGCACCACAACCGCAGGTCCTTGTTGTTGGACCTGCGGTGCTGTAGCAATGCTGTTTAGTACTTGGGTAGCAGTCTGTTTGAATGCATGTGCTTTGGGATTGAGATGCGCAGAGGTGCCAACAATGTGACTATCCAACTTGTGAATCTCACTGTATGTTTGTCCCAAGAACTGCATCAAGATGTCTTTAACATCTTCATCTGGTGCTACTTCATCCATGGCTAGTCAAGTCCTTTGAGCAACTCTGCTACAGTTTCATCATCAAGCACATCATCTTCATCATCACCAGATGAAGCAAACAACTCTGGTTCAGCTACTGCAGCTGCAGCTACAACTGGTGCAGAAGCTGCCATGGCCTTGATGGGAGCTGCAGCTACTGCTGCACCAGCACCCTTGCACAAGAAATGCTCTGACCACATCTCAACCAATTCATCATACGTCTTGGCTGGTACCGCACGTTCAAGATCATGCACTTTACCGTACAACTCTTTGATCTTGGCATCACTCAATCCAAGATCGCTTGATGAAGTGAAGCGTGAGCTAACATATGATGGAAAATTCTGCTGCTTCTCTACCTTGATCTTGAGATTGCACCCATCCTTGGACAGATCAAAAATCTTTGGACCAAACTCATCTGCATCTTCACCATTGATGGCCTGATCGATGATCTTAGCCAGCTGACGACCATAACGAATCATCTTGACTGTTCCATTGTTCTCTGGATTGGTTGGATCATCCACAACATAAGCGTTCACCAACCACTTCTCACCACGAGTCACAGTCTCAGCTTTCTTCTTGTCCTCTTCACTACCTAGTCGCAAGATCTTGTAGCGTTCTTCTGAAATTGGATCACGATCTCCAAAAGTCTGCAACGACAACGCTTGTACATACTGGCCAGTAGCAAAACTTGTCCACCCTTGCATGAAGTAATGGAAGAACGTTTTCTCTGGATTGTTGATGTTGGGCAACAAACGTACGGTATACGTCTTGCCAATCTCTAGCTTCATGATGTCGCGATAGCTTGTGTTGCTTTGCGATTCATCCTTGGCAAGAGCACTCTTGATGGATTGAAACATTGATGATGTAAACATACACTATGATTGTAGACTATTGGGCTTGTGAAACAACTGCATTTTGAATCTTCTTCAGACCTTCTCGCACCAGCATCTTGCATGATCTTGATGCAAAGTATCGAGTTTTGTAGATGTTGAGATTGTTGTAAAAATTTTCACCAAACATGAACTTCATCACGTCTGCTTCGATTTTCTTGAGATGGGCAATGGTGTTGGGTAGTTCCAGCATGACGTACGTGCTGATCTTGCGTTCTTTGAGATGCACCAAGAAAGTGGGCATGCTGTTGGTTTGGTGTGCAGCGTATGCTTCTGGTGTGATTTGATGCGTGACGCAAAATTCTTTGAGGAACTGCAGAGAATTCATGACACGCTGCATGACCACGCTTGAATCTGGATCAGCATCGACTTCCTGCTGAATGTACAGTGTGTAAGTCTTTAACGCTCTAGGAGACGTGAAGAACTTCAAATCGAAGCGTTCACTTGATCCATACACCACATACGGTGCTCTGAAGAAGTCCTGCATGGACATGTTGGTAAACTTGTTCAACACGCGGGCAACTCGCTTTACATAGAGTTCTGTGCTTGGATCTATGTCGTCGAAGTTTTTGCGCAGTCGGTATGGTTGACCTGCAGCAACGCGAGAAGACTTCAAATACTCGTTGTAGATGCGTTTTTCAAAATCATTCAACATTGCACGCCAGTGTAGCGCGACCTTCACGAGAATTCAAGAATTTTGAGATGTACTTGCTTTTGCTCAGTGTTGGGTCGTATTCAATGAACAATTTGAACAATTCGAAGTCAGTATCGATGCTCACCAGTTGTTTGAGGATCTGCTTGTATTTTACGTTTTTGAGCACCAACAAGAAGACATTGGGTAAATTCAATCTTTTTCCAGACAACATGCAGAGCAAGCTGCAGAAACTCAAAAAGTTGTGTTCTGTTTCACGTTTTTCAATTAGGGCGTTGCTTAGCATACTTGTTGGAGAGTTTTGCAAAAATTAAGAAATTTGTCGGTCAATTCACCGCCTGCAAAAAAATCGCTTCCACCACCATCACACAAGCGTTCTGCAAGTTTTGGCAATGGAATTGGACAATTTGCGGATTTTCTGAAGAAAACTGATTTGGTCTTGAGATTCACCATGGCCACCACGTCTGCCTGATGTTTCTGCATGATGTGTTGTGAAATCTCATCCAACGAGCTATCCGCAAAGGTGCTGAATATTTTGTAAGTTTTGTGCTGAAATGGCAATCTTCCCTCGAAAATGTCCAATTCGTTGATGAGTTGGCGATAGCGCTTGAAATACACCGTGATGATGTTTTTGTGCAGTGGAGTGAAGCTTTGAAAGCCTGCATCAAAGTCTTGCACAAATCTTTGCATCTTGTCACCAGAAATGCCCCAATACAGCGCATTCAGCAGTTTGGATGCTGGCATCTTGTTGACACCAGAAATGTAGTCATCCACTAGAGCGATCAGCTTGATCTGCGCTGGAGCAAGCTTTTTGACCAATTCACTGCGAAATATTCTAAACAACAGTCGAGTTGTAGATGTTGCTTCAACAACTGCAGTTCGCGCTGCATTGTAAAGATCTTTGCGTTCGATGTGTGTGGCATGATTATCCACAATCACACAGTTGGGCAGATCAGCTACATCAATGCTCTTGGTGAGATCCAAGTTGACAATGAAGATCTTGGAGTAGGTGTTGATGCCTGAGTTGATCTGCCAGTGAAGGAAGTCGTCACGAAAGCGCTTGGGTGTGGTGTAGTGTACTTCAATGTCCTTGCCTCGGAGCCATCGAAGGACCAGGTATGACCCTATACCATCAAGTCCAAAATTGGTCCACACTACTTCTTTGCTCACACATGTATATACATGCGTTGCATCAAAGTTCAACTAGCTTGCAAACTCCGCAAGTGTGTCTCTTGCACTTTCTGATGCATCTGTCAATGAATTCAATTCATCATCTTCCACAATGGACAACGTAGTATAGTCGATGGAGAATGCTGAGGTACCAAAATTTGCACCAAACCTATTCTTCATCATGCCCATGCGAAGAATACCGTTCTCAGCATCATCTTCCATCTGATACACACTACAAATGAAGTCTGCTGTTGCTGCCAGTCCAATGGACTCTGAAATACCTGTTAAGCTTGGTTCAGCTACATCAAACTGACCTCTATTGATTTGAGTAGCTGAAATTACTGGACAATTAAAATTGTAGGTCATTGCGCGCACTTGTTCACAAATATGCTTGATGCGCTCGTAGGAGTTGTTGCCTTGCGTGGTGTGCAGCAGATTGAGATAATCCAACACAATAGCATCAGGAAAGATACCTTTGTTGCGTAAAGTCTTCACAAATGCAGACAATTGATTGGCAGTGATGGTACTTGGCGGAAATTCTTTTACAATGATGCGTCCTCTTGGATTGCTCTGATGTATGTCTTGTAGAGCAGACTTCATGGTGATCACTTCTGATCTCAAGTGCTTGATGGGTATCTTGGTGAGATATGAGCTCAGCCTCTTGGCATACATCATCTCTGACATTTCAAGTGATACCAACAAAACTGTCTTGCCTTGCTGAGCGATGTTGGCTGCAATGTTGCCTAGCACGATACTCTTACCAACATTGGTCTGCCCAGCAAATACATACAACGCTCTACCGTTTTTCAAAAAACCTCCACCAAGTTGATCATCCAACCACTTCCACCTGGATGGAATCATGGGCTCATCTTTATTGATGTCATCTACCAATTGGTCGATGTTGTTGTACAAATCCAATCCAAAGTTGGTGGTCAAGTTGATGTTGCATGTACGCTCAAATTGATCTAGTACCCATGATGTATCTGCTTTGCCTTGTTGTAGTTTATCAGCAACATCAAGCATGGTCTTATACACTGCTCGCTCTTTGAGATAGCGTTCAGCATTCTTCATCAACTCATCTCGATTGAACGTCTTGTCCATGTTCTGTATCATGGTCAAGATCTTCCGGAACGACTCTTTGAGTTCAGGTGTTGTGAGATAGTTCTTTACTTCGGTGATGTTGGGTATGGTGTCCCGCTTGATGAAGTAGTCTTTGAGAATGATGAAGATGTCCTTGATGGCATCATCTTTGAAATAATCTGGATCGGCAACATCAACAACTGATGAAAAGAACTCTTCATCAGTCAACATTTTGAGAGCAAAGATCTTCTCAAAATGATCCAAGTCGATTTTATCCATGATGTTATTATGCACCTGATGCGTACTCTTTCAAGAACTGATCATTGCTCTTGCTCCAGATTGCGTCATTCACCGACATCAATCCTGGTGATGAATGAATCACGTTGATGGGAGCAACACCAATCTTCAATCTTTGTCGGTTGGCGTCAATGCAGCTTGCAAGATCGTAATGATGGAAGGTGTAGTTCTCGTTGAACTTCCAATTGGTCTTCGTGACAGTTGGAACATGAACCGCGATGAACAACCCATCAATCAATGCTACTCTTGCTGGTGATGGTCCAAATGATGATACTTGAATCTGTCCAGGTCGACCTGCAGGGTGTGCTGCATACCCAAACAGCTTGTCTCTTGGTGCCATCACATGCCACAAGTTGTGAGATTTGATCACTGGATCCGTACATCCTGCAAGACCAACAATGTTGAACCCGTGTTGTTGATGTGCTTCATCAAGCTTGGTGAACACATGTGTATCATCAATGTACACATCGTCGTGCACAAACACCAACCATCTTGCATCTTGACGCTTCCATACTTCAAGTGCTTCATTGTATACTGCTGGTAAGCCGCGAGTGTTGTTGGTCACAAGCTCATACTCTCCTCCAAACAATCGCTCTTCAACGCTACGCACCAGTGGTAGCTTTGCGATGGCTTCTTCAGTGCTTGCTCTGGTTGCTGAAATTATTCTGTTGATCATAATGTAAAAAATGGCGATGTTGAAGCAAATTCACCTGCTGGTTCAAACGTCGTTGTAACTTTGTACAACTTTCCTTCTGGTACTTCAATCCACCCTTTGGATTCAATGCTGCAAAAGTCACCAGTCTCAGCATTCGCAAACAATGTGCTACCTTGACGAGCAATGAATGTATTGCCTGTCTTTTCGTTGAAGATCCATACTGCAAACGTTCCCTCCAACATGCTCAATGCTTCGCAGATGATGTTCTGCTCGGTAGCAGTTGGATGTTTGGTCTCTAGGGCATGCAATAAATTGGGTATGCAACTAGTATCAACAGGATTTTTGTTCCAACTGCAATACTTGTTGTTGATGTCCTTGTGATTGGTCAGCACCCCGTTGTGAGCCACCACCCAATTGTGAGCTACAAATGGATGACTTGTAGATTTATCATAGTCACGCATGCTGGACGTTGGAGCCTGATTGTGTCCCAGAAACAATGCATCTCCAGTACTGTGTTCAATCTTTTCTACATCCTTGGGATGACCATGCATTCTGATGATGTTCAGTTTGCGTTTCTTGTGATTGAGAAACGCTGCAGAAAAGGCATACACTCCTCGAGATTGAGTTGCATCATGCAGAATATTGAACAACGTACGTTTTTTGGACCCGTATATAGCACACATTTCATGTAGTATAGCGAGGTTGCAGCAAAAGCTCAAGAAAAACCTAAATATTTCCATGAGTATTCTACCACGTCCAGGCTGGGCAAATCGTGCACCATATCATCCTGCTGATCACCAACGTTTGATTGCTGAAGCTAGGGTGTTGAACATTGTGAAGCAGGCTGAGCAAAAGTTTTTAAAAGCTCTCAAGAGCAGTGGTCATTCCATGCAATTCATGGGATCGCCTCAAGCTGAATTGTACAAGTTCGTGGGTCAGATCATTATCGACACACCTGAACTTGTGAAGTATTTTCCAGATGTCAAGGTACCTAGACATTTGAAATCAAGTCATATTGCTAGGTTGGCTACCATTGAAGGTGGCGATCAGAGCATGGAACAATTGCAAGTTGCAATCAACGATACATTTGATGACATTGAGAAATTCAAGACTGTAGCTAGCACGCTGCATGCAGGTCGTCGTGCCAAGAGTACAGAGGAAGTAGCTGAAACAGGTGAAGTCGACAAGCGTGAAAAAGTTGAAAAATGGAGAAAGAAGGAGCTTGATGGAGGAGTTAAACCTGAACAACCTGCTGACGTTGAGGCTTCTGATGAAGAGATTGAAAGTGCTGAACGTACAGGTGAAAAAATATCCAATGTATATAAAATGATGCATGCTTTTGGTAGACTCAAATTGAAGACAGGTGAGACTTTGGATGATGTTCTTCGTGAAGATGAGAGCATTGTGCAGGCTCTTCGTGATGCATCTACAACAGAAGAGTTCATGGAAAATCTATTGGATCTTGGAACACCAGTTGCAATGGATGTTTATGCTGCAGTCAAGAGCAAGGTGCAGGTTGAGTCAGTAAAGCTAACTGCTCGTCAAACTGATCAATTGCTACAGGAACAACGCGTTAAAGCTCGTCAGCATCAATTCATGATTGATGAGCGTTATGGTCGTTGATCACCAATTGTAGCGCAATTGTGCTACTGTAAATTTGTGGACGTCTTCCACAACTACCATCATTTTGTTGCGAGGAAATAAACTGGAGTCATAACTGAAATACCCAATGCCCCAGTGTCGGAGTATTTCTTTACGCAACACATCATCCATCCAACTATACAGATCTTTACCTACAAATGCATCTGTTGCAAACTGTTGTGCAACTGCTTGTGCAAAACAGTCATGATCAATCCATACTGTCGAATACTCACTTAATGGGTCGGCATCCTCGTTGTGCATACACTTGATCCAATCGATCTTGTTGTATGTATTTAATAGGATCAACGTAACCTGCTTCTAAAAAGCCAGCTATCCTCAAGCTACTACTTGCTGAATTTGCATCAGCCAACTCACCTCCTGCATAACACGTATATGTCTTTGTGAAGTCTACTCCAAGTTCTACTCCCTTGCGAACAATATCAGCTTTGCTCATGTTGAGCAATGGAGCTTCAATCATTATACGATGTTCACGATTGAGAGCATTCACAGCATTCATTGCTGTGACGAATGTTTCATCTCCATCAAAGTACCCTGCCAGGCTATCTGCTTGAGCTGCTCCATGCCATACAGATGATGCACCTTGAGCTTCTGCATATGCAGTTGCGATGCTGAGAAACATCATGTTGCGATTGGGTACGTAGCTCTTGGGTTGAGCTTCACCTCGAATTACACGCACATCAGGAGTTGCAATGTCATCATTGGTCAATGAACTGGTGGGTGCAATGCTGCGAATGAAGCTCACATCGATGGTTCTGTGTGTGATGGGTATGTTGTACTTGATCTTGCACAATTCAACCTGAGCAGTAGCACATGCTAGTTCACGGTGATGTCGCTGAGCATAATCAAAGCTGATGGCGTGAACTGATGTGTACATGGTGCATGCCCAGTGCAAAAGAACTGTTGAGTCCATGCCACCACTGATGGGTACTACTACTTGATTCATACCCTGAGTATAAAGGATGTATCTGTAAAAATCTATGCTGATGTTACCCTGTAATGTGCTGTAAAAAAATATCAAAAAAATACATATCAAGGTAAGTTAACATATAAATAATTTATATGTTAACAAAAGTGTCTTCTAATCTTATTAATTCAACTGATGCAGTTTCAGGTACCATGCTTGCCGCAGATGGAACTGGCGGTACTATCTGGAGCGTGGGTATTCCTGCAGGAGCAACCATGTTTTTCGCAATGTCAGCTGCTCCTGCTGGTTGGTTAGAATGCAATGGTGTAGCTGTACCTCGTAGTAACTACAGTGCACTGTGGCTAGCGATTGGAACAATTTATGGAGCTGGTAACGGTACAACAACATTTAATCTGCCAGATCTACGTGGTGAGTTCATTAGAGGATGGGATCGTACGAGGGGCATTGATTCGGGGCGTGTATTTGGATCGGCACAAGGAGATTTGATAGAGAATCACACGCATACTGTTGCTATTGTTCAGGGTACTGCAACAGGATCTACTCCAGCGTTCACTGGAGGTGGGTTTAATACAGGGTCAACTACTACTAGTACCAATGCTGGGGGAGGAAATGAAACGCGTCCTCGCAACGTTGCATTGCTACCTTGTATTAAATTCTAAATTATAACTTACAGATGAATATTTTTGTTGTGCTACCCGCGCAACAAAACTCGAGAATCAGTGGATTCATGCAAACAGCCATGTACCGAACGTACGATTTCTTCTAGAGCAACATCTTGCCAATTGACAAATCGTGTTTCAGTGCTACCAGCTCGGATGATGAGCACGTTGGATTCTGTGCGAATGGTCATGGGTTTGCTGCCAAATTCATCAAGCAATCGTTGTGTGATGGTTCCAATGGAATTCATATAATCATTAGTTATGAAATTAAGCGGCATCCTCAACTGAAGAATCATCTGTTTCTGGCGTGTCTTGCTCGGAGCTATACGCCCATTCTACACGAATTTTGTCTTCGATCAACGGAATGATCTTGTTCTCCCAGAATTCTACATCATTCTGAAAGCTCTTGGCATACCCAAGCTTTTGTCCTTGAAAAGCGTAAGTTGCTCCAGATTGTTCGATGACACCAAGCCCAACTGCCAGATCAAGAAGACCATGATATTTGTCGACACCTTTGTCAAACGATACAAAGATTTCACCTTCAAGGTATTGTTTGATGAAACGGTTCTTTGCAGTCAGAGCTCTAATCAACACACCAACATAATTACGCTGCAGCGTTGCAGTTGTTGAGTCATTGCCTTTGATGGATTTATCATCTTCTCTGATGGGTTTGCGCATTAGCTGTAAACTGATGCTTGGTAAGTAGATACAGGCTTTTCCTCCAGGCATATTCTTTACCAACGTTGGGTGCAACTCACCAGGGTTATCGTACAAGTGATTGGTGAAGATGATGGGTGTTTTGGTAATTGCCGCTAATTGGGTTGCAGTTACAAGCAATGATTTGATTGCTCGAGCTCTAGTTCCCATGTCCATGCTAGTGGAGTCTTTTTCAATACGAGTCTGTTCCATCTGACTCATTAGATTACCCAGCGAATCTACAGCAATGATGAACTTACCTTCTAGACCTTGCTCTTTGACGTTGGTCAAGAACTTGTGAATATTGTTGCGACATTGTTCGATGTTGAATGTTGGTATGTATTTTACCTTGCTGTTGTCGAGTCCTGCTCGAGCAGCAGATTCAGGATCAACTGCATTTTCAGTATCAAAAATAACTGGTATGCGACCATTTTTCTGTGCATTAGCAAGAATGCGCAAAACAATGGAAGTCTTAAAAGTCATCGACTCCCCATAAAGCATGCTTACACGACCATCTGGGATGCCACCGTTACGAATTTTACCACTAATGATGGCATTCAACATGTAACTACCAGTATCAATCCAACTGTCAACAACTGATAGTGTTGATTGGTTCAAGAATGTCGCAAACGGATTTCCATCATCGAGAGTCTCTAGTGCTTTTAAAACGTCTTTATCCATGTGATCATGTTATACTATGCATAAGTATATTCAACACAAAAGACCTTGTGACCATAAAGATCACAAGGTCTAATGCTTCTTCTATAACACTACTACGGACTACTTACCTTCGTCGTCAAACAACTTGATGACGGGGGTTTCAGCTGGTGCTGAAGCTGCAGGAGCTTTTGCTCCAAATACTCGATCATACTGATCAACAAGTCGCTGATCTACCACTGCATCATCAGTGGTAGCAATCTGTGCAAGATTAAACTTCCAAGTTGTACCTGCAACTCTGGAAGCTTCAGCTAAAAATTCTGCAAAGAATAGAGGATACAATTGAACTTGCAACTGACCATTCTGCAATTGGTTGACGTTGATCATCGCGGGGTTTTTCACCACTAGTTGAGTGTCGGTTGTTGCGACTTCCTCTGCTAGGATGGTTCTGCCGATTTGATCGATGAAAGTAATCTTCTTGGACATATCATTATATTATGCTATTCACCGAACAAATCAAGCAGTTCATATTGTACTTGTTGTGATGGCTTTCTGGGAGTCCAGCTGACAGCTAGATAGAATCGCTCGATGGCTGCATACACAATCTTCTCAAACAGCTTCTCCCTGTCTGGCACAAACAGTGCTGCCATCTCAGCAGGAAATTTGTATTTGAACCCAATACAATCAATTCCATACTTGTTGGGTTGTTGCACGTAGAAGTATTTGATCTTCTCACCACTAGCTATCTTTTCATATTTGCGATCCAACCCCAACTTATCAATCAACAGATTGTGGTAGTACGCTGCTTTGACATGATTGGGTACACCCTTGGCAATCTTGAAGTCGTTGCACATGTTGGCATATTTTTCATACCCCTTGATGCCAGATGTTCGTGATATGTCTTCGATGGGTAGCGCATTGAACACATCATATGCTTGATTGAGCACTTGATTGGTTGCGGCAGTTGATCTTGTGGTCAACATGGTCTCGATCACCTGCTTGACATATGGTTTGACGGCTTTGGGCATGGTGGTACGTACCACGTCAACACCAGTATACTTCCATTTGTCACATGCAAAACCCTTGTTATCGAGCAAGTGAATCACATAGCGCTTCTTTTCTAGAAACAACCCGGTATCTGCCAATGCTTCACGCTTGAACACAAACCTACAATCTTTTGAATTGAAAGCTGCTGCAGCATACGTAATGATCTCCTTGTTGAGTCGCTGATTCAACTGATCAGCATGTTGATATGCATCTTTGGTTAGTTTACCATTTTCTGCAAACTTGAACGGTATCAACTTCAAAGAAACATAACACGAATCTGTATCACCTGCAACATTCACAGTATTGAGCACACGCTCATCTGTTATGCCCGATTGCTCGCTAATGTATTTCTTGGCTATCTCACGAGCCTGCTTCACTACTGCCTGACCAGTTAAAGTGATGGACGATGCAATATCATCATCACCAATTGGTGCTTGCTTGTTGCCAAAATCATTATCTTCCAAACAACTCGTTACTGTCGTTTGCGCTCTTGCGAGCTGCTGCATGTTTCCATGCAGATGAGACTATATCATCACCTACTAGAGGTGTCTCCCGTTTCGACACACTTGTGTCTACTCACTTGCGTGATAGTCGTTGAACGTTCTTCTGTCGAAGCTTCGCTGCTGATTGCCATGGCTTGCGGCTTTAGGTTTCCAGCAATTAAAGAGATTTTCATCAATTATCGCTAACTTGATGGGACTCAACGTAATCCGTATGTCGAATTTATTAAAATCTTGAGACTCAACTGTTTAGCGTCTAGCTGCTTGATCTTGGTCTCAAGCTCTAGCTTGCGCTGTTGTAATTGTTTTGCTGTCATATGTTCATTGTATTTGTTTTAACTGATTTTCAACTGCTTCGAGCTCACGCTCATATTGTTCCATTTCTACCTGCACATCTTTTCGTTTTTGATAGTAATGATCAACCATCGCAGGTATGATGCCTTTGGTTTTCTGACTAAACAACACCTTGGCACGCGATATGGCAATCTCTTCTTTCTTGACAAACTTAGCAAACTTCTCCTTGGTAAGTTTGAAGATTTGACCATTCACATGTCTCACTGTTATTGACTCATCATCAGATTCAATGATCTTACCCACCTTGGTTTCTGGTGACATGTTGAGACTGATCATCACGTTTGGATATAGTGAGTTAGCATCAAAGCTCACAATGCTCTCTTGAAACCCCGGAAGTGGTTCTGCTACATATGCTCCAGGGTTTTTGCTTCCATCATCTTCATCACGCACAAATGTTGACACACGTTGACCCCGTTTGCGAGCTTGAATTGCTGCACCACCTGTGATCACACTCAGCGTTCCCATGGCACCTTCGAACGTTGTGAGACCAACATACGCCAACATTCTCAACAGATTGATGTATTGCAATTTCTTTTCTAGCTTGACCAGCAACCGAACGTCTTGAATGTTGTAATCAACAAACACATCCCAGTCTTCTTTCATCAACGTCAACAGATCTCTGTCACCATAGTCAACCTTGCGCTCATCTAGTTCTAGCTCACCAATGAAATCCAACTTGTAACTTTCTCGGTTGGTGAATGAAAAGCGTTTGTAAATGTCAAGATAATCAACACATGATATACCATCAATGTGATAATTTACTTGCTCTTTACCAAATGCACCCATGAACGTTCTGAAATATACTCTCTTCATCGGCGACAACTCATTGACAGCTGCATCACCCAAGATGTTCTTGATGCGATTGATGATGTATGGAATGTCAAAGTTGGCTGAGTTCCAACCACTCAAGATGTCACATGGATCGTTCTTGAAAAACTCAATGAAGTTGGTCAGCAAGTCTACTTCTGATTTGCAATACACATACTTTACTGCTGCGTCTTTGGGTTTGTGCGGCTTCAATCCCCAGCTATAGAAACAATCACTCATGCTATCAAAAATGGTGATCACATTGATGGGATGCTCTGCTGTTGCAGGATTTGGAAACGTTTCTGCAACAGCTTCAATATCAATGTAGTATATCTTGAGCGGAAACTTGGAGAAGCTTTCATCTTCGTTGTGTTGCCAGTACAAATCCATCAGACAATGCTGCACCACACCAAAGTTTTCATACAATCGCTTGAGACCAGTTTCTTTGAGATATTTGGTCTTGTCAAATCCTGTGTTGAATGCTCGCTTGCGTAGACGAGTATCGAATATACTGGTCTCATCTCCCTTGGGATCTTCCACAAAGAAGTATGGTGCAAATCGAGTCGTATAACTTATACGAGCACCTTCTTCTGACCAAGTATAAACCTCTACAGTTTGTTCGCGTGGATTGTAGCACGCATTACGATAACCTAGCATGCCTTATGGTATACTGTGCATCATGTGGCATCAAGGATTGTATCGCGCAAGATTTACACGCTTGGGATCTCTGTATGGAAGGGTGTAAAGTTCCATGTAGCAGTCAAGATTCTTGTCGTGTTCCATGAAGCGATTTTCTGCCACTTTGCGACGTTGAATGGCTTGGTTCTTGTACCTACCAGCACGACCAAGTTCTTCCTCGATGCATGCAATCATCTCTTCACCGGTGCGGAATTTTATCTCAGCATTCTTGTAGGTCTCCATGTCTTGACATGCAACTGGTATACCATAGCAGCATGCTTCAATGTACTTGAGATCTGATTTTGCACGGTTGAAGCTGTTGTCTTGAAGAGGTGCTACCGACATCTGCACTTCCAAGTCTGCAATCTTCTTGGGATACTCATACAGCTTTTGCCATTGATGAAACTCGATGTCTTTGTTCTGAATGTATGATTTGAGTCCTAGCGGATATGCTCCAATGAACACCCACTGATATTTGTGACGTGTGTCGATGATGGCTTTTACGACATGCTCAAAATCATCACGCTGACCCACTTTGTTTTCTACATCAAAATGAGCTCCTGATCCTGCATACAGA